AGGTATGGTAACGAAGACTCGTTAGAAAGAAGGTCGGGGTGTATCATTGATTCTGATTGGTTAGCAAATATAACAAAATAGTTGACATAAAAAAACCCCTCCGTAGAGGGGCTTCACACAACGACCTATTAAAAACCAATCAGAAAGGGTCGTTGCGATTTGCGAAATGCTCGGTGTGTGATGCAGGGGCAGCACTCTGCCCTGTCATCCAAGCGTTAAAGGTCTCTGCGTTGGCAAGGATGGTGTTAACATCATGTTGCGCAGCACAAGCGTACTCAACCGCAGCCTTTAGAGCAACCTGTCGGATGATAGAAGCGGAACGGTCATCTGTCTTGGCAGCGAATGAAGGAGCAGATGGAGCTGATTGGTTATAGCCACCACCACCAAAAGCATTGGCTCGTTGGATTTTCACCGTGCCTTTCTCGTTCTTGGTGTACTCTACCTCATCGCCTACTGCGTAGGGAGGGGTCTGTGATTTTGCAAAGGCAGTACCGAAGTCTCCATTGTCGAAGCGAACCTCAAGCTTGAATAAATCTTGCCATTGGCCTGTGGGTGTGATTGAAATAATTTTTGACATAATAGATTGGTTTTAGATAAATAGAATTGATTGCTGCTCTAAAACATCAATACGAGCTTGAAGCTCTTGTATCTTGTTTTGAAGTGCTTGGATTTGTGCTTGTTGCACTTGCACCATCTCGGTGTAAACGTCTGAAGAAAAAGATAAAGTCATAACTTGATTGGTTTTACATATTGATGTTACGATTAGAAAGCGTTTGCCTAAACATTTCTTTCATACCAAGAGCGTTCTTCTTGTCCGTTCGGGTAGTAGCAGTTTCAAGTTTTGCAGACCATGTGTTGTAAAACTCAAGTAGGCGTTCAGTAGATAAATGTTGCATAATGATTGGTTTTTAATTATACCCAAATATACAACTAATTATGAATTGACCAACACGCCACTAAAAATAATTTCTGCCGTGTCTTTGGGAATTGTTGTATCGTGTACCAACTTTAAGGAATGCACATACTTACGGCTATCATCCTTCACACCACCCCAAGTCTTGAATGTGTCAAGGGCAAACTTGACCGCCATTATTGCATTGTCAATATCGTATCGGTAGTTGACCTTGCAATGGATGTGGACATCCTTTATCTCTTGCAGGTCATACTTCTCAAGCTGCGACATCACCTCTTTAGATACCAACTCCTTTGCCTTCACACGGGCAGTCCAATGCTTTGATGCATAAAATGCATTTAGGCTTGGCACTTTGCCTACGACAATCTTGTAGCTTTTCAATTATCGGGGATCAGATAGCCGCATTGGATGGCGAAGTGCAGGTCTATCTTGGCAATCTCACCGAGTAACTCTTGTTCTTTGTATTTCGCCTGTTGGCGAGCGTTGTATGTGGCTTCGCAGTTAGACATCAGCGTAGCGCACTCCTCAAGGATGAAGTCTATCTTCCTTCGCTTGGCAGGGTTAGTATAGTACTGCATATCGGCCTGTTGTTGTTTGGCTTCCTTCGCTTGTTGCGCTAATGGTTTGCTGCTCATCCTGTCGTTCAAGTTCAAAATTTAGGTGAGCGATAGCCTTGCGGATGTCATCGCAGATAGGGTTGTGAGGTTTCTTGCCTGCTCGCATCAAGTAGGTTAGAGCCGTACCCAAGTTGTAGTTATCAGGTTGGAAGTCCATCACCACATCCTTCGCCTCTATCTTCAACGTCTTGCCGATGTAGTACTTTGGTGTCATTAGCCAAAGGTACATCATCCCAATAAATGTAGATGTGGTCATTCATTATTTAGAATCATTACATATTAGCATAAGGACTTGCGTATGTCAATTTTATTTTGTTTTTTATCAAAGTTGAATAGTTAACTTACTTAACTTAACTACTTAATCAACTATTAACTTGACTTTAGTTAGTAGTTAATCAACTCTTAACTTTACCAAACAACTTAAAGAAAAAGAAACTTAACAAAGAAAAAGAAAGAAGTTGCGTTTTAACGCATCCAAATACCTCAAGGTATAGAACTATACCATTTTAGTATTTAAGTGCAGCAGAAGCCAAATAAACCTACTCTACGAGCTTGTCTATCCACTTCTTGATGAAGTACGCAACCACAAGGATAAGCCCAAGCATAACTGCCGCACCTTCAAAAGTCCATCCCCTCTGCTTTCGTTCCTTTGTTAGAATCTTGGTCTGTGTAACTCTGATCGTATCGGGCAAGCAAGTTGCCTCAACGTACACCTTTCTGTCTATGTACTGAAGCTGAAGACGCACCTTGTCTTGGTAGATTGTCGTGTCCTTGTATAGTTCGAGCGTGTCCATTAGGTACTTTGTCTGCGTGACAATGACCGTGTCCCTTACAACTACACTCTGAAGGATGGGTTTCACAGTAGCGCAACTGCTAACTACCGCAAGAGTCGCAGCCATCGGGAGAATCCACATTGCAAGTCGGTTGGGGTTTAGTTTCAAGGGAGTCAAGCCATTCATCAAAAGAGGAGGTATTTAGTTTTGCCATTGTGCTTAACTGCTTTTAGAATTTGTTTTCGGTTCTTGCTACTTGAGTAACTAACATGAACCCACGATGGCGCAGTATCAGAGCCAAATTCCCAAATGAGTTGGTCAAAGTCTAAATTGTCCTTAATCCAATAAAATAAAACATCGTTGCCTCCATCAAACTTTAGGTCGGCTGCTTGAGCCTGCACGTGCTGCGAGGTCTTTGCTCCCCCTACTTTGCTATTCACCGCAGGGCTGCGGTATGCACTCGTTACTTTCACCGCACCTAATGCGTCTCTTGTGGGTTGTAAGACGTTTTCTGCAAGCGCACGGAGGTTGGGTTGCAAGTGCTTGGGTAAAGCGTTAGGAAGCCCTGTTTTTGTAGCAGTCAGTTCTGCAAGGGTAAAGTTCTTGGTCATCGCCCCTGTGATTTGTAGGGCTTGGAGTAGTTCTTACTCGCTTTGTTGGCAGATGCACTCTTGGAATGCTTGCCTCGCTTCTTGCTCTTACTGATTCTTTGGCTTACCGCCTGTTGCTTCGCCATCTTTAGCGTCTTTAAAAAAGAAAAGTGCGAATGCTCCGACCATAAAAGTGGACACCTCTGTTAAAGTCGCACGGCCTGCCCACACCAAAACAAAACAAAGGCCGATAATTATCAGCCCAAGTAGAGTAGTCTTCGGGTTGCCGAAGATGCGCTCAATTAGCACCTTTGTCCTTCTTGTAGTCCCTTCGCCACTTCCAAAGAGTGTACGCAAGTGAGGTTACAAGTACGGCTAAACCCAACATTTGGTGGGCGTAGCTTACGAGAAGTCCTGCTCCCGTTAAAGACCAAGACGTGATTACGCTATCAGCCGACTCCTTTGTCATTTTCTTTTAGGGTGTTCTCGTATGCAGATACCAAGACCCGAACCTCATCTAATTGCATTAGTAGATTCGCCTCTTGCTGCTTTAATGCATCAAGCCGTTGTTGTAGGTGTTCCATTTACTCGGCTGCTGCTTCCTCAACCACTACGGGTGCAGGAATCATTGCCCAAGCATCGTTGGCAAGGGTGCGGTAGTAGCCATCAACTCCCAATACCTCATCGGCAGCAGGGTCGTTAACTGCAAGCACAACGCGCCAATAGGATGAAGCGATTACGGCTCCGTCTTTGGTAACGTCTGTGGTTTTGCGGACTGCGATAGTTCCGTCTAATTTGACGTTGAATTCGCTGATGTAGATTACTTCTTCAATCATTTTGTTTAGTTTTATTTATTATACGAAGTAGGTAAAAGATATCATTATTTGAGAACTATTTGAAAATTCAGTGTCTGTAATATCAGTATTGATACCTAACGTGGTAGTTTGTTGCAAAAGAACGGTTGTAGAATTTATAGAACCATAGGCTTGAAATTGCCCTACAAAATTGATGGATTGTAATCGCATCGCTGCCGCACTATAATAAGCACTTGAATTTGCAATGGTAAAAGGTAAGCCCGTAATACGAGCCGAACCCGTAGAACTTCCTTTGCTTGTTAGAGCGACAAAACCATTTACCGTTACTTGTCTTCCTATTTTAGTATATGTCGCCAAAGTTGAAGCGTCATAGGTTATACCCGCAGACGCACCACCAAACGATACACCCATAGTCCAAGTGCCTTCTTCGTAGTCATCAAGGGCGTTGGCTGCTGCGGTGTCCCCGTTGAAGGTTAGGCCGTTTGTGGTAAGTCGCATTCCTTCAGCCGCTCCCGTAGGCCAAAAGGCTATGCCCTTACCTGTGCCACCAAAGATTGAACCATATAGGGTAAGTAAAGTTTCAGTATTTTCAATTGCTGCTTGATGACCCGTAGTTGTTGAAGCACCTTTTATTTGAACAGCTCCTGCGCCCGTGATGCGAAGACGCTCCGTAGCATTGGTGCTAAAAAGAATTGGCGTATTTAGGTCATTGTAAATGTCAACTTGAGTAGTTGAAACACCAAACTCCAAAATGCGGCTGCTTCCGTTGCTTTGGTAAAAGTCAATACTTCCCGTATTGTCAGAAGCACGACCAAAAACCGCAATGGCATTGGCGTTGCTTGCTGAAGCAACACTCAAAGGGTAGTTCGTGTTTGGTGATGAGGTGTTAATACCTACAACCGAAGTTGACAAAGCAAGAGCCGAATCATTACCCAATCCATCAGATAGGTATTTAGCCGTACCGCTAATCGGCCCGTTGTCCGTAACCTTAATAAGGCTATCGTATGTGTCCTGTGGGGTTGTCCCCGTTAATGTTGTTCCCATTTCTAATTATTCCAAGTTGTTGACCAAGTATTCCAAATTTCTTCTATCAACTGCCAAGCACCTTGCTCGTTGTTGCCGTATAAGTTTGTAGTAGGATGACCATAAGACAATGGCTGAACCATACCCCAAGAGATACTATTCGTTGCTGCTGCTTGACCCCAATAGATGTCATTGTTTGCTGCTCCTTGTCCCCAATCGCCTTGAACTCCCATTGTCTAAATAACTCTTTAACTTCACAATGTTGCTACGCTTCGGAGTGTAGGTCTGTTTCTTGCCACTCATAACACCCAAGAGCTGAAGTTAGAGTCAGTATCAGGGTAAACGTCAGCGTTGTTGTTTGAGTTGTATTCGGGGAATGAGGCTTGGTTGTAGCTCATATAAGTGATAAACCTGTCGGTGTAGTACTTTGCCAAATCCCGTGCCTTGCCTACCAAATAGTCAACCTCTATCTTTTCTGCGGTAGTGCTATTCTCGGAGTTGTGCTTGAACACCCCACCATTGCCGATGGTATAAGCAGCAAAAGGCAAGTACTCCACCATTGCAAAATGGATTAACATTGGCTGCAAGTAATCATTCACCAACGCCAAGTAAGGGTTGGCAAGAGTATTGGCGATGATGTCATTGCTGATCTTGTCGTAGAGTTTCGTTCCCGTATAGTTTTGCAGGTGTATCTCCTGTGCTATCTTGATGAACTGAATAAACTTGTCCGTGTCCACGTTACCGCCTATTGCGGTATTGCGAACCAAGTCCTCTCTTTTAATAAATAATGCCGTTGCCATATCTTAATTTTTATATCCTCTTGTTGGTGTTTCAATAGGGGCGATAGCAACGAGGGGGTCATTCTGCATAGGTCGGAAGCCCATACGAATGGCTTGGTTCACGTTGATAATATCCGTGCCGTTCAAAGAGCCTCCTCCGTAGATGTTGCCCTCTTTAGTTAGCTTCTTGCGGTAGATTCTACGCTCCCAACGATGATGACAATTTGCACCGCCTTTGAAAAGCCATACGCTATACGGCTCACCTTGTGCCTCTGCTCCTCCTTTTGAACTTAATGCTTCCACATCCTCCATCCGATAAACTCTTTTGGCAGAAAGTAACGTGCGGCATAGCAAACGGCTTTCGCCTTCGGGTTGTTTGCGTGTGCCTTTAGCGTAGAAGTAACGAACCTTGTATCGCTCCGTGTCTTGCTCGCTTGCCTGCTGCGCTGCAAGGTCGGTGCGTGAGTTGAGGTATGCCTCTACATCGTATTCTGCTCCCTCATCTTCAACAAGCTCTGCCGTGATTAGGTCAAAGTCCTGCATCAGCTCCTCCTCGCTTTCGCCAAGACTTTCAATGTTCAATAGCAACTCTGCTGCAAGCTCATCACGCAGGAATGGGCGATCATCTTTCTTTGCAACTTTCACTTTCTTCTGCGCCTTCATCTGTGCGATTATAGCAGAGGAGTTACCCGAAAAGAGAGCCTTCGCTACCTGTGGGTCAAACTGAAGCATCTGCACCAAGAACGTGATGGCTTGGTCAATCGTTAGAACGCCATCCTTTACGCTTTGCATAATCTGCAAAGAGCTTGCAATCTGCGCTCCGTTGTACGATGCATCCTTCTTGATTAAGTCCTCGTTGGCTTCACTCACTTGCACGGTTTCAATATCTTCTGTTTTAACGCCTGTTGCTTCTTCTACAACCTCTGCATCTTGTACCTCTGTTTCGGTGAACTCCAAAGGTTGCAGGGTCTTAAAGTACAAGTTTAGGCTGATGTCGTTGTAGGCCAAGATTTGGTCTATGCCGTCAATGATAATCTGTTGCTTGGGTCTGATAACGATATTGTCAAGCAGCACCGATGCGGTCATCAGTTCATCAGCATTATTGCCAAAACCTGTGTTGTCTTTAATACCTAAAAGCAAAGGGCTTACAATACGATGCGACACCAATATCTTCTGCGTTGATTCAGCACTCAAGAACTGATACTGCTCCGCAGCATCCGATAACTGCACAGGGTCAACCGTTGCAGCAAGTTCTTTGTTGTCATTAAACGCCAAGATGAACTTGCCTGAATTA